TTACTGCCCAAACACGTCCTCGTGAACATCTTCTGCCAACTTCGCGTCATCGACGACGTGCGGGTGGCGGTCGAATACACGGCGCAGCCCCATAATCGCGCGCCAGTACTTCGCCCGAGTTTCCTCAACTCGCTGTCGGAGCGAGCTCACTTCCGCCTTGAGCCCATCGATCTCTCCCTGCTGCTCGTTCAGCCTCTCCATGATCGCGTCGGTGAAGTCTTTCCACTGCGGCCCGGCCGTCTCCACCTTCTTCGCATCAACCTGGCTACTCGCCGTGGCGCGGGCAGCAAGCCAGGAGAAGATTCCAGCAAGGAGCGCTGCCACCGCGCCGCCAATGATGGTTCCTGTCAAAGCGCATCACTCCAATTTCGGAGGTTCTTGCGGTACGAGCTCCGGCTCCCGTCGCCCACGGGCGAATGCCCAGAGGATGAGCGCGAAAATCGAGAAGTAAGTCATCGACGGCACCCACCCACGCCCGTCGGTGAACGAGTAAGACGCTGCCCAGAAGAAGTGGATTCCAGTCATCGCGGCTACCGCCAGGGGCTGCGAGCGACGCCACACGATGGCCACGAAGCAGCCGACGCTAATCAGGAGCCAGATGAGGCCCCAGACATGCGGCGGAAATAGCTGCTCGAGCAGGTGAACTGGACGCCGATGGATGTCGACTACCCACGGGGCGAGACTCACAGCTCGGCCGAGGCCGACGGAACCCAAAATAAAAAGGCCCGCCTCGTCTGAGGTGAGCCAGCGCTTCACGCGCGCCTTCGTGCATGGGTCTGGTTGAAACATGCCGACCGCCTAGTGGTACGCGCTAAATGGAGGCTCGACTGGCTCGGCGGGGGCATCAGCAGACTGGGTGTCCTCGGCGGCGGGCTCATCCGAGGCGCGTCCCGTGTGTACTGCGGCGAGCATGCCGCCGATAAACGCGGCGATGCCTCCGGCCTGGCCGAGCCACGAATCCACCTGCGACGGTTCCACGATGCCCAGGATGGTGAGCACTAGGCCGACGAGGCCGACTGCGACGTAGATTGCCAGTCGGATCCACCACGGCGTGGCCATGACGGCGCGGGCTTTGGAGCTTTTCGAGATTCGATGGGTCATTGCTTCTCATCCTTCCGAGTGAAGATGCCCTTGAAGTTACCCCAGATGGCCGGCAACATGTTGGCGTGAATGTCCTCCACTTTGCGGTCGAGCTCGAGCACGTAACCGACGAGGGTGTCACGAAACGTAGACAGCTCACCGTCCGCGTCCTTATACCGAGACTGGAATCGCTCGGTGAGTTCGAAGTGAATAGTATCGATCTTGCGCGCCAGGTCTTCCTGGCGCTCCTTAGACAGGCTCATGAAAAGCCCCTCCTTATCTGTTGATTTTCCAGCAAAGATTTTGGCCAGCTCGGCGCGCGTACCTCGGAAGGCGTTGACGTCGACTCCCTTCGGGAACGACGCGACGGATCCGTTGGAGCCGAACTGCAGGATGTCGGGGTGCTTGTCTCCGAGCGGGTAGGACCAGCCGGGGTGATTGCCGCCACCATCACCTGCGTAGAGGTTGTCCGGGGAACCCCAGCGGTTGGATCCGTAGGACGAGATCCACAGGTAGCCGAGGCCGTTCATGCTGGGCTCGCCGCCGGGCATGTTCTCCCAATACCAGGCACCGCTGTAGACACCCGGCACGATATAGCCGCGGCGCTCGAGCTCACGCTTGGCAGCCCAGACGTCGTCTCCGGTGAGCAAGTAGTAGCGCGGGTCGCCAGGCTCGAACTGCGGGTCGACGGACTCGACATCTATCCACACGGGTAGGTCGCGGCGCCCGCCCATCTGCGCGTCGATGACGTCGACCTGCTGGGCGATACTGGTCCCCTCGGACGGGGCGCGGAGATACCAGTAGGTGCTCACGAGCAGGCCCGCCGACTCGGCATCATCCAGATGCGACTGGAATACGGGGTCGCGGTAAGTTCCGTCACAAAGGCGGATGATGGCGAACGAGACGCCTTCATCCTTAGCGGCTACGAGGCTTAACCCGTTCTGGTGCTCGGACACGTCGACGCCAAAGATGGTGGTCATATACTCCTCCTTGGTGGTCTCCCCTTTCCAGCGCGCCCCGGCAAGCACGTTAGACATAGGGTCGAGTCGGTCGGGGCCGGGCTGCGACCACACATAGCGGTGGTGCTCGAAATGCAGGTGCGGGGCCACACCACCATTGGTGCTGGAGTCGGGATTGATGTGGCCGATGCGCTGGCCCTCCATGACGCGCTGGCCCACGGTGACTTCCGGAATGATATGGCCGTAGACATAGAGTCCACCACCGTGGCCTGCGTCTACGTCGAGGGTGATCCACTTTCCGAAGCCGGAGGCCGCCCCGGCGCGGGTGATGAGTCCGTCGCGGACAGCATAGATGGGCTGGCCACCACTACCGCCGTTACGCCCAAAATCTGTTCCCCAGTGGTATCCGCCCCAACGTGGGCCGAAGCCGGACGTGACCACGAACCCCTTGGGGACTGGCATAGTTGTCAATTTGTGCCCTCCTTGTTGGGCATGAGTAAACCCCTGACCGCATACGCGGCAGGGGTTACTAGTTAGTTCTTAATCGGGTCGAATAGGTCCGGTGTTTTATCCGGCGGGTATTCCTCTAGGGTGGTGTGTCCATACCGGGCGCGGTACGCCTTGCCGTGATACTCGTACACCATCCCATGCATTACAAACATTCCAGGCTCCCAAGTGGTCATGGCTATGCTTCTTGGAAAAGTGATGGTGCTACGTCGGGTGCCCAGTGCGCTGCCAGGGTATGCGGCTGCAGAACCTTGTAGGGCTGTCCGTTGTAGGTGACGAAATCGCCTGCGGTTACCTGAATACCTGGGGTAAACGGCCACGGATTGCCCTCGGTACCTTGCTCGATAACCTCACCAGCATCATCAACCTTTGGGGCCGGTGGGAGGACTTCGATAGTGACATCACGCCAGATATTGGGGTAAACGCCTTCACCGCCAGGCTCCCACGTGTTGAGCTTGCCCGCCGTATTCTCCCAGTACTTATCACTGTGCTTGACGACGGTCTCCGGCAAGTAAGCCTTGAGAAGATCTGTGCCTGGATCCTCCCATTCAGCAACCTTGCTGGTGTCTTCCTTGGCCTGGGCAAGGGTTACGACAGGGCGCACCAGCTCCGGCGCGGATTCTGCAAGCTCTGCCACGACCTCTGCCTTGGCCTGTTCCCTGGCTACGCGTGCTGGCCGTTCACGGCGTTCACGCGATATTGCGGTTTGAGCCTCCAAGAGTAGCTCGTCTGGGATATTGGCCAGGTTGGCCACCCAAGTATCAAAATTAAAATCAGCCATTACTGGCTCCTTTCAAAAAGAAAACCACCCGGCTTGGGTAGCTAGGTGGGCATTGGGTAAATATGTAGCGATGCAGTCGAAGTTGACTGCGCTCCGGCGTTGGGGCGCGGTGTAGTCGTGATTTCGACTAACCCATTCCCGTTGGACTGGATGATTAGCGGCTTGGAGTTTCGTGGCGTACCTGTAGGCTCGGCAGGGATTTGGCAGATCTTTATTACTGCTGTTCCTTGCCCTCCGGGCTGCCACCACACTTCTGCGGCCTCCGGCCCTGTATAAGCCAGCTGTATCTGATATGCCCCAGCCGGTAGAGCGTAAAACTCCCCAGTCGAACGCTGCCCTGCTTCGGGCACCATGTAAGCACCCTTGCCCATTTTGAAGCGAATTGCGTACGGCAGAATCGAATCAAGCTCAATTGGTGTGGTCACCTAGACCACCGCCTTATTTAGGGAACGGTCGCTATCTGAACTCCGAGACGCGTCAATCCTTGGTCGTTGGTATTCGGGGCTCCGGAAAGCACGACGAATGCTTCTATATTCGTCTCGCCAGCCACGCGCATCACCGCAGTCGTGGAAACAGCAGCTTTTCCGACTGTAACCTTGTTGGAACCGCGAACAATCTTCAAGGTTGCGGTGAATCTGGACGGATTGTCCAAGGAAATCGTACTGGTGCCCTTGGGGATTAAGAACCTGTGGACGGCGTCGCTCGTTGTCTCGCGAAACGGTTCCGCCACCTGAGCCTTCGTATCGTTCCACGTTGGAATAAGCACTACCGATTTCGGAAGCAGAGCATCCAGCTCTAGAGCACTGATCGGGGCGGTCATCTAGACCACCGCCTTGGCTACGTTCCGGGCAAAGTCGTGACGATTTCCAAGCCGACATTTTGCTCGAGGTTTGTTTCCCCGGAAGTTTGGTAGACCCAGAGACCCCCCCCCCCGCTTCGCGCGGCTACTTTAAAAACCCCGGACTTCTGAAATGTACCAATCCTTACTTGAGTAGAGCGAGCATCGTTGGCGAAATTAACGATCAGATTGGATTCTGCTGGTGTAGAAACACTTACAGTCGATACTCCCGCTGGAATGGGAACATACTTATCTGGACAGCCGGAAAAAATAAGATCCCCGACAGAACTGCGCACCGGCGCAACAAACGATTTGGGAAGCACCGCATCAACAACATTTAACGGTGTAGTCATCTTTCATCCTCCTTTACGGATAATTTTCTGACGAAAACTGGACACCTCTCGGCGTGCAAACTGGGGGGTTGGATACCCCACTTACTGCCACGTATTCTTCGTGACAAAAACCATCGCGGCAGCAACATCCCCCACAGGAATAGTGAAATTCACAAACTTATAAGAACCAGACGCGCACACTGGCGCATACCAATCAGACCTATCCAAGGTTCTATTCTCTGACCACGAGCCTGGCGGGATACTTCCCGCGTTCACATTCCCATTTGAATAAATAATTAGGCGATACACCCAACCATCAAATGCGCTATCGGCGTAAAAGGTCATGGTCCTGTTTATCCCTGGCATTTGAAAAGCGATCTGATGATCAACAGACCGCTTGCGATCTTCACGCAGCGCGAAGACGATTCCCGTGGCGAAACGTTGAATCTTCAGCAGCATCGAAGCCTGAAGAGCATCAATAGATTTTTGGGTATTTTGATAATCAAGCTGAGCTTTCTGCGCATTCACAGCCGTGGTCTTTGCATCATTCGCTGTCTGCGTTGCCGCCGCCTGGGCCTTAGACAACGCCTCTAGAGAGTCCGTTGCTGCATCCACTGCGATATCGGTCTGAGCGATTGCGTTGGCGTTTTCTGCTGCTGCCTGGCCTGCCGACATTGCTGCCGCTGCTGCTTGCGAGGACGCTGCGGCCACAGCACGAATTGCCTGGATCAACAATCGTTGCGCCTGTTCAAGCAGATCAATTTGCTCCTGGAGCTTACGGTCAGCCTCCGCAAGCTTCTTATCAGCCTCTGCAAGCTTGCCGATTGCCTGCGCATTCAGATCCGCAGCACGCAAAGCCTCCGAAGCGGCTTGAGACGCCTGCATAGCAGCCGCGCTAGCCTGCGCCGCAGCCATCGCCGCATAGCGGATAGCCTCACCATGAATCTCAAGAATCTCACCATGCGCCGTAAGAATCTCATCATGAGCCGAGAGAACCTGCTGGTGCTTGGCTGCGATATCCAGCAAGACATCCGAGAGAGACTTTCCTGACCCATCAACATCGGACAGCATTGCCCGCGCTTCAGCAAGAGAATCTGCTGCTTGCTTCTGCAATGGTGCAAGCTCATCAAGACGGGCCTGCGCCTGGGCGACCAGCTCCTGCGACTTAGCCGCATCCTGCGCCGCGGCGCCGGCCGACTTCTGCGCTGCCAGCATGTACTGCTCGCCCCTAGCTACAGCCGCCGCCGCATCCTGCGCAGCCTTCGCCGCCTCGCCAGACAAGCGAACGACTTCCGCATGTGCGGCCACAACATCATCACGAAGCGGGTCCAATTCATCCAAAATAAGCTCCGCCTGCTGCGCATACTCCAACGCCAACGCAGCCGAAACCTGCGCCTGCGACCCCTGAGACGCCGCCGCACCCGTGAACTGACGCACCAACTCAAGAATCGTATTCGACGCATCCACCGCATCACGCGCCTGCTGAATACTCGAATCAAGATCCAACCCCTCAACCAACGCCGCGGTAGCCGCGGCAGTAGCTTTCGCTTCATCCGCTGTTGATTTTGCTGTCGTGGCTTTCTGATCTGCAGCCGTAGCAGTCTTGTTGACTTTGTCGACTGAGGATTGACGCTGCCGCTTCTCACTAGCTATCTGTTGCCGAAGATCGTCATTACTCTGGCGTAATGCGTCTGGATCGGAAATGAGCTGGCCTCCGGCATGGACTCTGTCACCTGACTCGGTGTAATCAATCGCAGTGACAGGCGCTGGCACGAGGACTTGCCAAATACGGAGGTCGACCAAATCACCTTCCTCGAAGTGAACTCCGGGTATGTACTTGCCAAGACGTGGCCCCTCGATGTCGTTTTGGAAGTACATGTCTCCCGAATAGCGGCGCTGCTCTGTATCCACGACATTCTCAAGATTCGAAATACCTGCATTGAGGTCTACAGATACATCTGCGCGCGCGAAGGCAAAATCGAATCGGCCAGCGGGACGATCATCAGGGCGATAAATGTAACCGTTTTCCAAGCGGTCATCTGTCTCGACCTGTTCCCTCCCCTCTGGGAGCGTGACCGCGAACTTGCCATAGGTGTAGACCGCAGTTCTTCGGCCAACTGTCATCGGCGCTCCTGATGCAAGTAATACTGGCCGCATTACCTCACCTCCTGTTGTTGCTCAATGGTGATAACAATGGTCGGCTTATCTAGGCTCAATCCCTCTGGGACTTCGTCGCCTGGCCACCACATATCTGCTGCTATTCGGACGCCGGCCGCCATAGCGATAGATGCGGTCTCTTCCCAGAGGTTCCCATCAGTAGGCCTAATGAGCACATGGGGAGACGTCCGTCCGGTTGGAGCCGGTGCGACCTTTACCGGGGCATCATCAATTCCAGCGGCACGGAAGGCAGCCTCGACCGATTCGGAATAAATCCGCCTCAAGGTTTCTTCAGCTGGCCCTTCAACTGTCGCGCCGTCTGCTACGGAGACCATCTTGATATTTTGAAGGTCGCGCGGTTTCGCGAATTGCACTCCCACGTTTTCTGGACCTGCCCAGTCACGTGTAAAGCGTTTCCACTCTCCGGTCCACGTTGTAGGCGCTGACATGGCCGGAATGCCCGTCAACCAATTGAGAGTATCCGCAGCATGTACCTCCGCGGTCGACGGAGCTAATGGCGATGGTCCATCAAGAATGGTGTGCGATACCCGATAATCCCGGCGCGGCCGTTGATATTTCTCAACCATGATGAATCGGGTTTCGTCGGCGACGAGTTCTAGGCGGCCTTGAGCATCGACTCTGCCGATTCCGCGGCCGGCAAGGTGGTTGGTCATGGGGTGGACCACTCCGCGTGGTGATTTGATCGCCATCGTGAAGCTCGCGGATTCTGGACTTAGACGGGTGGCTGGCGCGGTGTATTTGGTCATGGGTGGAAGGTCCATGAGTGGTACGCCGTCCTGGTCTACGAGGCCTATCCAGACTCCGCGGTCTTTGGCCACGAGCTGGCGGTGGGCTTGGTGCTTTTCCCAGTCGATTTCTCTCATGTTGCTACCTCTTCGCCCACGGGTCTAGATAGCACTGTGAGAATTTTGCTGCGGCACCAGGGGGGAGGATGAATCTTCGCTTTTGTCCTGGTGGTACTCCTTCGCTGACTGCGGTCAGTTCGAGTGCATCCATTGCTTCGTAGTCGGGCCGTCCCTCGGCGTCGAGCACGGCGAGGTTTTCTAGCGGATCGAGGTAGAGGATCCGCTCGCTAGGTACGGCTGGGAGCGTGAAGTTCCATCCTGACGGAGAGGTTACCGCTCCGCCGTCTCCGTTCCAGTGGATTCTGGGGTAGATGGTCAGGTCGCCGATATTGGCGATTGTCGCACCTTTCGTAACTTCCTGTTCTTGTCCCCAGAAGTAGCCTTTATCGGAAACGATAGGGACGGTTACTTCGAGAAGGTCTTCTTCTTCTGGGTTGTAATCGCCGATGGAGATTGTTCCGTTGAGGTAGACCTCGGTGGTGTATGTCCCGTAACGGGTGGCGATAGTGAGCTTTCCGGGGTCGAGGTGGCGAGCACGGACGAAGTCTGCGCGGAAGGCTGCCCAGACTTCGCCGGCGTTGCGTGACTCGTCTCCCTCGATGAATGCCTTGAGCGTTCCCTCCATGGGGGATACGTCTTGCGCTGTCACCTGCTGACCAGGAATGCCTGGGGTTTGGGTAGAGGTATCGCGATAGTCACCAATCATTCCTTCGATTCCCGATTCAGTCAGCTCTGATGCCCCGTTGGAGTCGAGAAACTGCCATGTGTTTTTTCGGGTGTAGGTGATTGTGGTCATTTTTCTGCCTTTCTATCCTCGCGCCGCGAAGTAAGCCGTCGCCGTTGGTTCATCTGCCTTTTCTAGCTGCGCCAAGCGATGTTCAAGGGCATCCTTGACCTGGTCGAGCATGCTCTCCATCTGTGGACGGGTGAATGCTTCTCCCTCTGGGAGGGTGAATTCAATGGACGCGAGCCCGGTTCCAGCCTTTTTCGCTTGCTCGGAAGTCAAGGTCACCAGCTGTGCCATTTGCTGCTTGATTTGAGCTAGCTCGGCATGCTGCTTCTGGCTGACATCGAGCATGTGTCCCATGCGTTCAGCTTCAACTTCGGCTGCCGCGGCGATTGCTCGGGCTTCATCCTTGGTGTTGGCTTCTGCGAGCTGCTGCTGCAGCTTTCCGAATTCCACAGCTGCATTGAGGGCGTCTTTCTTCGCAGCGGCCTCTGTCTCGTAGGCCAGGCGCTCACCGGAAAGTTGATTCTTCTTGGCTTGGATCTCGCGCTCTAGTGCTCCTTGCTGGTCCTCTGCGTCACGCTTGAGTTTGTCTATTTTGCCAGCAATTCCGTACTGGACTCCGCCAATAGTGGCGTCCATGAACTTAGTTGCGAGTTCAGCTCCGCCGATGGCTGCGTCTGGCCCAAGCTGGGTGGACAGTGCGGCGCCGCCGGCTGTCAGTGCTGCGCCACCGACGGTACCGAGGACGATTCCGGCCTTGGATCCTGAATCCATGTTCTTCCAGGCTTCATCCATTTCCTTCTTGTTCTGATGGATATCGATGGAACCTTGAACCGTGTCCTTAAGGCCGCCGAGAGCCATTCCAGCACCAGCTAAAGCACCGAGTGGACCGCCGACGGCGAAACCTGCGATACCGGCTAGGACTCCGCCAATAATCTTTCCGATTCCGCCAGTTACCTTGCCAACGCCGCCGAAGCCCTTAGAAGCTCCTGTGGCTTGATTAGACGTCAAGCCGTAGAGCTCCTTGGCTTGTGCCGTCAACTGGGTAGTCTGCAGGCGCAGCATTTCTACAGCTGCATTCTGTGTCAGCGTGGCATCTGCTAGCTCATAGGCGGCAATTGCCTGCGCAGTAATCGCCTCGTGCTCGTCAAGCGCTGCCTGCTTGCGAGCTACATAGACTCCCCACTCTGCAGCTTTTACCGCCGCCGCGTTATCCACAACTGATTCAGATAGCTCTTCGATGGCGAAGATACCCGTAGCGCGGAACCTGTCCATGGCTCCGCCCATGGCCTCAATTGAGGTCAGTCCCAGCCGAGTTTCTGCTTTTCGTGCTTCCTGCAGAGCATGCTCTGCTTCGGCAATCGACATCACTCCACGCGCGCGGGCTCGGAAGACATCCTGTTCTTTAATCTGCAGTTCTTGCTGGGCGCGAAGCATCTCAAGGTCAGCATTGACCTTATCCATCTGCAGTTTAGATACAGACTCACGTAGCTTGTCGACGTACTCGGCGGCGCGCGCCATCTCAGACCAGAAATCTTCGATGATGCCGGCCTGCTTAGTCCACTGCTCCGTAATTCCGGTGACAAGGTCGGCTGCTGCCTGGTACCTCGCCGCTGCGACGGTGCGCTCCGCGGCGACAAGGCGCGCAGACTGATCAGCGGTCTCTTCTCGAGCCTTGCTGAGATTATCCTCGGCTTTTTCTACCTTCTTCTGCGCAGACAAGACGGCTTTTGCGTTCTTGTCTTCCGACTTTTCCAGAGCTTCTGCCGCGTCTTCACGCGCGCGCGACAGGTTGCGCTCTGCATCCGCGATCTTTTTTGCGTCACCAGACGCACGGGCCTCGTCCAGCTTGCGTTGGGAATCCTCAAGCTTTCGCTTTTGTGAGGTAGAAAGTCCACCTCCTTCCTTCTCGGCGTCGGCAAGCGCCTTGCGTGCTTCGCGCAATTCCTTTTCACGATCAGCCACAGCATCGTTTTCCTCTGCCACGGCCCGGCGCGTCTCGATTAGGCCTTGTTCGGCATCTTGGACAATTTTTGCCTGTGCGAGGTAGTCTCCGCCGAAAGAGAATCCGTAAGAGACAACTTGGTTTTGTGCGTTGTCTGATGCTTTTTCGAACGATCGCATGCCGTCGTTGAAGGCATCTGCTGCGTGTGCGATTTGTCCGGCTGCTCCGGGAAAGGTGCGGATGGCGAGCTCGTAGGCGTCGGTTTGCTTGGGGTCGAGGATTCTTTCTGGTCGGGTTCCGAGGTTTACTGCTCGGTCTCCTGGTTTGAGGATTCCTCCGGAGTCGTAGACTCTGGTTCGCCGCGCGAATTCAAGCGCGGTGTCGTAAAGTTCACGGGCTTCTCCCCAGTCGACGTGGGAGCCTCCGGATGTAGTGAGTCTGTCTACTCCCGTCGATTCTATTTCTAGTGGCTTGCCGTCCGCTCCGGTTTGCTGGTCCTTATTGTTTCCTACGAGCGGGATCCATGCGTGGTCAGTGAATTGGGCGTGGTTGTATGGCGCTGCTGCGCCACCTATCTTTCCGCCGCCTGGTCCACTTCCTCCCATCTCGACGTTAGTCTGCTTGCCGGATTCGTCGATGATGGAACCGGAGGTGTGCCCGCCCCATGTGGTGCCGGGTGCGTTAAACCAGCCGATGGCATACCGCGGCCCAGAGCCCATTCCCATTTGGAATCCGATAGAGGTCAGCTGTGCTTGCTCGTCCATCGTGGACATGAAACGACCGTTGGTAGCCGGCTTTCCTACTGAGAAGAGGGCGAGCTGTCCCTGGCTCGATGAGCAGTCTCCCCAGTTGGATCCGCCGAAGACGTAGGGAGCGCCGTTCAGTGATTGGCTTGCCTGCTGGCCAAGAACGTTTTCGCCTGCCGCGAATGCGAGAAGCTGCGCGGCGGATACCTTCCCTCCGTCTGCAAGGTGTTGGAGGTCTTGGGCTACCGCGTAGGCGATTTGCTGCGGTGTACCGCGGTTGATTGCGGCCAGAGAATTATCGAAGATAGCGGAGCGGTTGGCATTGGTGACCCATTCACCGGCGTTGACCCAGGCTGTTGGTTGGCCTGAAAAGTCGAGGCCCAGGATGCCGTCAACACGGTCTGTTCCTGGGCCTGATGTTGGAAGTCGGTAGCCACCATGTGTGTCTGGGTTTCCGCCGGTGGCGAGCTTTGGTATCTGTCCACCGATTGCGAATCCTGGGATTCGTCCTCCGCCTTCATGGCCACCTAACCAGTTACCTACTTTCCGTCCGACAAAAGTCACGACAGTGGTGATTGGGTTAGATAGCTTCGTCACGAGGTTGAGCGCAGCACCGATTTTGGTGGTGAAAGAATCCGTGTTCGCGTCTGCACGCGGTGTCGGGGTTTGCGAACCGAGATTGGCCGTTTGGATAAGTCCCTCATTGACGCCGGCGTCGAGAAGCGACTTCTCTAGGCTTGCAGTCGGGATGGCGGTTTCAGCAGAAAGGGTCTGAAGTTCACCCATTGAGATGTCTTTGCCTTGAAGCAGCTTTTCAATAATGAGGTCTGCTTCAGGGGAAACATCCAAACCATCAAGGTCTTCACCGATTGCACGGGCCTGGTCAGCGTTAAGCCCGAAGCTGGATACATCGAGTTCGGCTGTCGCCTCGGCGTGCATGCCGTTGATTTCGTCGACTGTGTTACCGAGGTCGGACAGCTTTTCCTTTTCAGTATCAGCGGTGGTAGTGATCTCGATATTGCCGTTGGGCAAATGCTCGATTTCAAAGCCGATGCTTTCCAAGGCTAAGACAACGGCAGGATCTGGCGGGGCGATTTCCACCGAGCGGCCCTCTTGCAGCGTCGAGAGTCCGGTTATGAGTGTCTGGACCTGCTGCTCAATAGAGTCAGCGCCTTTCATCTCAAGCGGAAGCGCGAGAATTTCACGGGTCATCCCGTAAGATTCCATGAGCCTTTGGAACTGCTCGTCCGTCAAGCCGAGTGCTTGCTGGAGCCCCTCCATGTTTCCGGCTTGCTGCGCGAAAATCTCATCGACTTCTACACCGCTTGCCGCTGCTTGTGCCATGGAGTCCCGCAGTTCGGTAATCATCTGCACTGCTTGGGAACCCGACTCAGTAGTCGCGTCGATCGTGCCATCAGGGTCAAGCTGGATCGGACCAATTTCAGCGACCTCGCGGCCAAGGTCTGCAATCTGCTCGGCCTGCTTACCGACGTTCTCCACAAGGCTTGCCTGGGCTTGATCCTTGGTGAGGGCATTATCGGAGACCTCATCCATGATCTTCTTTAGTGCGCCGAGCTTATCCTCTGCCGTGGATGCTTCATCAGAAAGCACACGCATCGCATCGCCGACGGCGCGGAAGGATGGGTCCGCGTTACGGGCGGCATCAATCGCCCTTTCGTATTCATGGCGCGCAGATTCCAGATCAGCAGCTGCCTTTTGTGCGGCCTCGCCCTGGTCATTCCACCAGTGCCCATCTGTGTTTTCGAGCTGGGAAATCAGCTGCTGGTACTCGGCACCACCATCGGCGATTATCTTTCCCAAGTCATCCCATGTTTTACCCTGCTTTTCCAGGGTGTCCCCGGTCAAAGTGGCAGCATCGGCCATCGTCTCCATTTTGCCGACAACGGATTCGGTGCTGTAGCCAAGCAAGGAAGAGACATCGACAGCTCCTAAAGCAGCGCCACGCCAACCTTCCATTGTCTCTGCACCCGCGCGCATAGAAGCAGTAAATCCCGCTGCTACCGTAGCGGCGTCTTCCATCTGCTCTTTACTTAGCGGAGTCGTAGTGCCGGCAAGGGCTACATTAAGCCTTTGCTGCGCTTCAGCCGCATCATCCGTGGTGCGTCGGTAGTGCTCTTGAGCTTGGGCAGCGCGCTGGTTGAAAGCGATAAGGTCGCCGATAACTGCAGTGGCTCCGGCAAGAGCAATGCCCCACGGACCACCGAGCATATTCATTAGGCCACTGCCTGCGCCCTTGAGCTTGTCCATTCCTGCGGCGGCGACGCCGCCCTGGCCACCAAGTACTCGCATCGCGGCGCCGGTGCGACTCATTTCTGGGTTGGCCTGACGCATATAGCCGTAGGCCTCGGTCAGAGAAGAGCCGAATACCTTGATTCCAGCGCGAGAAGACGTAAAGGCATCCGTGAGCTTAGTGACCATTGCGGCACCACGTTCAGTCTGCAAAGCCTTCAGCGCGAACTGGACAGTGCCAAGAGCGATCGCAGCTTCCTTCACCGGCTGCGGAAGCTGACCCCATACTTCAACCGACTTTCCGATTGCCTGGGTAGCTGTTCCGAAAGTAGAAGCAGTTAACCCGGCGAATGTCTCGATTGCTGGTGACGCTTTATCAACCATCGATACCGCGGCATTACCAGTATCGACCAGCTCATCTTTCACGGCATCGAATACACCAAGTCGGACGTCTTCCATGGTGTTCTGGAAGCGCTCCCACACACCCGGTAGGCCCTGAGTCTGCGCCGCTGCGACCTCCGCGGCCTGGCCCTGCCGTGTGACCATTTCGCGCAGCTTCGCGAAGCCTTCTGAACCTTGCTCTGCTGCAATACCTGCCAAGCGCATTGCGTCAGAGCCGAAAAGTGTAGCCGTTGCGGCTTGATACTGCTCGTCGGTCATTCGCTTGGAAGCGTCCTGGAGTTGTCCCATCAGGGACTCCATGCCTACAAACTTTCCTTGCGCGTCATAAACCGTCAGGCCCAACTCTTCGATTGCCTGCTGCGCTGGCTTTCCCTGATCCGTCAAAGCAAGCATTGCAGATTTCAGCAGCGTACCTGCGTCGCTTCCCTGGATACCAGCATTCGCCATCATCGCCAGCGAGGTCGCCGTGTCATCAATCGAGACACCAAAGGCGTTTGCAACTGTGCCCGCCTGCTGCAGACCTTGAGAGATACCGGTCATCTCCGCAGAAGACGCATTCGCTGCACCTGCCAAGATGTCAGAAACGCGGGCAGCATCGCCTGCGCCTAAGGAAAAAGCTTGAAGTGCCTGCGACTGGATGGTTGCGGCCTCGGCAGCATCGACCTGTGCAGCAGCAGCCAGCTGCAGGGTGCCACGTGCAGCAGTCATAGACTGCTCCACTGAGAAACCACCCTTGGCAAGCTCTGTCATAGCGGCAGCAGCATCAGCGGCAGACGTTCCCGTCAGCTGGGTATCCGTGCCCAAATCACGAGCTTTAGCACGGACAGCGTCGAGCTGCGCGCCTGTGGCTTGAGAAACTGCCGCCATGGAGTTAATTTGAGACTCAAACTCCATGCCGATCTGTCCAACTGCGCGCGCCATCTCTGCGCCACCGAGTGCAAGGCCGAGCGAAGCGCCAAGCTTGGACGCAACGCCCATTGCCGGGCCCAACCCAGACTCAAGTTTGGAACTAAAGTTCTTGACGTCTGGCTCGACGAGAATATCAATCTTGCCGCCTGCCATTTTGCCTCCTTATTCGCCGCGCGCAGCCAAGAGCTGGCGAATAGTGCCTTTCTTACGCTGGCTCTTATCCGCTCCTGACGACATCGGTGTATCTCGTGGTTTTTCTTTCTCGGGATGGAAGGAAATAAATTCCTGGTGGGCGTCGAGCAGCAGCTCCATATGGATTCGTTCAGGCCTTTTCGCCACAGGGAACACAATCGGATGCGGCGGAGCCTTATACCCGGCGCGCTTTCGCTCTGCGCGGGCGCGCTTTATCTCGGGGTCTTCCGGGTCTGTGGTCCATTGGGTGTATTCGGTGCCTAGCCAGTAGTCCAGGCGGTCGAGTATGCGGGCTACGTTTTCTTCTAGGTCTGTCCATTCGTCGAGTTTTTGGACGAGGATGGCTAGGTCTAGGTGGCACATAGTCTCGCAGGCTTGCCGCCAGTCCAGGCTGTATTGGCGTCGGAATCCTGTGAGGGCTTTGGCGTAGCCCTCGTGGGTGGTTAGCGCTGCTGTCCAGCTAAAAAATTTCCGTCGTTATCGCGGAGTCCTGCTACCTTGCCCAGTTCGATGCATACTTTCGATGCGACCTTGATGTCGGCGGCTAGGAGCCATTCGACGAGGTTCTTGGTGTCTTCCTTCGAAAGGTCGGTGAGGAAGTCGAGTTGGCGCTTGATTTGTTCCTCTGGGGACGGCACGGTGTCGGGTGTCCACTTGGAGGTGTTGAAGAACTCGATGTAGTTGGCGACTTCTGCGCCGGTGAAGTTGCGGCGGATGTTGAAGTCGATGCCGTTTAGCGTTGCTGGTTGTGGTTCTCCGCCGTTGGTTGCAAATGCGTTTTCGAAGATGTCAATTCGGTTGGTTTCGGCAGTTTTCTTCGAGTTCTTTTGGTTAGCCATGGTTATTTCCTTTTCCGTCTCGGTCGGTTGGGTGTTTAAGAAAGGGGGCCGGCGGGTTGGTTAAGCAGGGGCCGGCTTAGCCTGCTAGTTGGGTTTAGGAATCTGTGGAGCCGGATGCGGCTGGGACTCCTTCGGTTGCCGGCAGCACCTCGATTGGCTTGGACAAGAAGGTCACGGTGAACTCCCAGCCGTCGATGTTCTCGCCATCGAGGGCAGCACGGGTTGGTGGTGCGGACAGGGTGCAGCGGTCACACCAGATGGCCATATCGTCGTCGCCGTCATTGAGCTGAATCAGGAGTGCGAATTCTTCGCCGTCTCCCTTGGTCAGTTCGTAGCGTTCGCCGACCTTGGTGACCTGGCCGCCCATTGCTCGGGTCAGGCGGGTTGCCTCGTTGTCGTCGACGGCACGGAAGGTAACGCCCTCGTCCATTGGAGAGCGAGATACCTTGTATGCGGACTGGCGGTGGTTGAAGACCGTCTTCTTGTTGACGGTCTGCTCGGTGGTGACGTTAAAACCTGCCTCGATGCCGCCGAAAGCGAGCATGTTGGCAGGATCAGCTGCGGTAAGGTCAGCTGGCTTTGCCATGCCTGCAGCGCCTCGGTAGGCGTCGCCGTCGAGCCAGAGGTAGGCCTTATTTGGATCTGCGTGCTTAGACACGGTGTTCTCCTTTGTTAGAGGGTTTTGATTTTCTTGCGGTCGCGGAGCTTTACTCGGAATCGGACCGGCGCATAGAAAATGATCCGGTCGGCTCCGCGGGTCTTGTCATAGAGCTGGATTGGGCCTTCTACCCAGGTGGCGTTCCATGCTGTGTCAGCGTCAATGAGCTCGTTCTTTGCGTGGCCTATGATCTTTCCCGCCGTCACGGCAAGATTCCACGCGGTAACGTCCGGGTCTTCATCAAGCCCGGAGATGTCTCGGTCAGGTACCCACGGTGTTACCTGCACCATGATCCGACGCAGCATTGGATCATCTCCTTGATTGGCCACGGCCGCTACGGTCACGTGTGGCCTCGTCAAAGGATCGGGGACTTCGCGGGTGGTTACCTTTCCTCCGTAGAGCAGCTGTGAGAACTGCTCGTTACTTGCGAGGAATTTGCGTAATGCACCTGGAAGGTACGGCGGCTTTTCCATGTAGTCCTCCTATCGGGGAGTCATTCCGATATACCTGCCAAATACCATCGCGGCATTGGTCAATGCGGCATGCGCTGGGGTATCGGACGTGCCGTATTCCTTATGGAGACTTGTTTCATCGTTGTCGACGATCTTGACTACTGTGCCGTGGACCTCGACGCCGATTCCGCTGCGATATGCCCCGGTCAGTACTGGGGCATCTGCCCTAGCTCGATTGGCTGCTTGGTGAGCGATGTTCTCACGGTCACCCACCGACTCACGACGTACCTCCCGCGGAATTCGGGACCTATTCAGGGTCAGTCGGGCAGCCAAAACCATCTACTTTTCCTTTTCCTTCTGTTCCTGGACCTTCTTCAGTTCCTTATAAGCACGGGAACCCGGCGCGACCATCACCTTGTTGCCGTCGGCGTCTTCGAGGTAGACGACAGGCGGGGTTGGCTTCTTCTTTGGTTCTGTCTTAGTGGTCTTGGCGGTCTTGGCGGTTTCAGCCATGGTCTTTTCCTTTCTCTCTGCGGACTCTCACCGCGTAGTAATCAGTGTTTTTCCCTGGGATTCGGCGTGGCATTCCATCCGTGATTGCCTGCCAGCAATGGCCTTGAGGTGAGAAGAATTCGTCTTCTGCTGTGATCCCAAAGGTTTCTGGCAGTTGGTCGGACTGGAAGAGGACGAGCCGTTCGTCGCGAACGGTTGTCTTTGTGGTCTCTTGGAATCCTGACCAGAGTGGAGCCTGCACTAGGCCTTTTCCTGGGGTTTCTATGGCTTGCCGTGTTGTGTACGGCTCGCCTGTGTCGGGGTCTTCCTGGATGAACGGTGCGTATGTACAGTGTGTCCATCCAGGTTCGAAGAGGATTGCGGCATTTACCATCGGCGATTTACTTCCGTGTGCGTAGGTGTTGCAAGGCGCGGTCTTGGAGCTTTGCGGATGGTAAATGCTGCGGTTGATTCGGACGGGGAAAGCAGCATGAGCTCGTCAATGGTGAGAAACAAGGTAGAGCCGTTGCCGGCGCCGCCGGAGTTGTCCCATTCCATTGAGACTTCGGGGTATGCCAGCTTGTCCATTCCGCCGCGGGTGTAGCTATCTAGTGCTCGGGTGACCATCGCTTCTACGACGTCGGCCACTACGATTGGGTCTAGGTAGCCTGCTTCGATGCGTTGATCGATTGTGCGGAATCGCTGTGCGATTAGCCTTTCTGCTTGGTCGATCCAGCGAGTTACCTTCGCGGTATGAGCTTCGCTGAGGTCAGGCCAAATGTCCGTAATTGGGGAGGTTAGCCATTTTGGCATTTCAATCCTCCTTACTGGGTTTCGACGTCTCCATCGGGCACGGTGTGGACAGCTTCGTCGCTAACTGGTGTTGTTTCCGGGTGCTCGTCGTTTTCGAGCTCTTCGACTGCTTCCTTGATGGATTCCAGGGTTAGGCGGCTGGTTTCAAGGCCGAGGGAGCGCGCGTATGCCTCCCACTCTGCTTTCTTTGCTCCTGGACCTGGCTTAGCCAGCTTTTGCCTTTCGACAGTAAAGCCATGGCGTCGGTAGTAAGGCAGCTGGTCTTCACTGGCTTGCTCGCAGACGCCGTTAGCGAAGACGTCTACACCAATGCGGCCGTTGTAGTTTTTATTCTTCGCGATTACCTTCACGATTAGGCCACCTTGACGTTACGCAGCACGGCGGCCGCCTTAGTTGCCTTGAGTGCTACGGCTACTGGGCCTAGCTCAACTTCACCGGTCTTGACTGCACCGGCGGTGGTGAAGTCTGGCAGCCAGGTCTTGACCAGTTCGCCGGTCGTGGTCGTGACGGCATGGAAGCCGTCGAGGCCGCAGCGGACTGCGTACAGGGAAGTAAGGCCCCCTGCGACGTTGATGATTGGGTCATTGGAGCCTGGCTTAGCGCCTGCATCGATGAGAATCAGGTTTCCGACCTGCTCACGCTCGATTGGGCGTCCGGCATTGTCAGCGAGGCCTTCCACTGGAGCCTTGACGTACATATTCGCACGGCGCGCTGCTGCACGGACCTTTGCCAGGGCGCGGGTATTGCCAATGAGCATCGTTGCCGGGCCATCGAGAGCGCCAGTGAGCTCGTCAAGGTCATCGAGCACCGCCATCGCCGCGTCCGCAGAGGTAAATGCCGACCAATCCTTGGAGCCTGCCGCGTTAAGCTCAGTCGTTGAGCCCAGGAGCGCCTTATCAAGCCCGTCAAAGCCGTTAGCGTCCTGCGCAATATCACCATTGATGACTGCATCAGCGAACTTCGCGGTCGATGCCTTGATCGTCTGTGCGATCTGCAGGCTGACTTCGTCAGAGGTGGCCTGTCCAAGGTGCGCCAAAACGCGATCGATCTGGAAAGAGCCGCCGATCGGGGCGAGGTTCACGGTCAGCTGCTCGGTCTCGACGTGCTCTGGGGTGTACTCGTGGTTAAGTTCACGGAAGGCTGCACCTCGCTGGGTCTTGAGACGGCGATAACCGTAAGATAGGGTCGCTCCGCCGCCGGCGGGATTAACCGCGGTGTCGAATACGAGAGAATCGAGAATGGCAGATGACTTACGGAACTCGTCGATAATCGTCGGGTCGTAGTCAGTCTGGGTGTTGAGCTTTGCCTGCTCAAGGGTAATAGCCATGGGCTTACTCCTTTACGTAGTGGTTTTTGATTGCGTCAGCCAGGGTCGCTGGCTTTGGCGCCTTGCTCTTCCCCTGGCCGGGGTCGATGGCGCTTCGGTCGTAGCCAAGGCTCTTGGCGAGCTTCTCAGCGTCTTCGGTCAACTCCTCTAAGGACTCACCCTTAAGGCGGTCCGCCATCTCGGCGGGGAGATTTGCCTTTGCAAGCGCGGTCTTCATATTTTCTTTCCGCTCTCGCGCAGCGTTTTCCTGCTCGAGCTTCTTTAGGCGCTCGGCGAGTTCATCTCGTTCAGATTCAACAGACTGTCGCTTCTTGCGCTCACGAGCAAGGTCTTCAAGCACCGCGCGCTTCGAACCGCGACCATCTGGATCCTCCGGCTTCTTGTCATCCGAAGTTGACTCCACGGACTTTTCCTGAGAATCGTCCTTTTCTACTTTCGACGCATTGGAATCTTCTGCCGGAGACTGCGCCGAACTTTCCTCGTCGTCGTTTTCTTCACCACTGTCCTTGTCTCCATCGCCCGGCGCGCTGTTGTCTGCGTCGGTGGCGTTGGCTGACTTCTGCGAGGAGTTGGTGGCTCCGTTACTAGGGCTTTCTTCATCAGCGGTGATGGCTCGGATCCATGGCTTTAGGTGTTTGGGCATCGTCTCGATTTACCTTTCAAGTAGTCGTTCTAGGATTCGGATTCGTGCTGCACGGACTTCGGCATCTCGTGGTTCGATTCCGCTTAGTTTCGGCGAGGTATCGGTGAGATATCCGTTGAGGTATAGCAAGTTCAGGGTTTCGTCCGGGTCGCCGTTGGAGATTTTGTATATCTCTTCTGGCATGAGTCGTGGGCGAGCATGGAAGGTGTATTTTCCGCGCTTAACGAGTTGTTTTCCGTACTCGGCTCGGAGGTACTGGAAAGCGTTTCCTCGTTTGGAGGTTCCCTCCCATGTGGTTTGGGTGGTTGCTCTGAATCGGTCGGTGACTGTGGTCATTCCTCGACGGGCGTTGATGACCTGCGTGGGGTCCGCGCCGTCGCGTATTGCCTGAGCCCCGGCTTTGGTGAATATTCGGTCCTGCTCTTTTGCAGTTAAAGAGTCGAAGTATTCATTAGCGTCTAGGTGCCATCCCTCACGCGCGAGTTCCGCAGAGCGGTTGCGGTAGTTATGGACTGCGACGGCGTCGCAATCACAGCCGGGATGTCTCTGGAAGCCTACCCAGGGGCCTTGGGCTTTCTTTCCGGCAAGTATTGCGCATCGTGCGCAGCACGGGGGCCGGACAATGCGTATCCATCCAGCTCCCCGGCGCGCGGAAAGTTGGACTTTCTTCGCTTCGCGGGAGGTGTCCGACAACGCGGTTTGAACAGCAACAAGCAGAGATGCACCGGCTTTACTCCACTCATAGGTACTGGGGTTCTCGGCTAGCGCAACGGTCGTACTAGCCGCGTAGGCCAGGCCCATGGTTGGGCGGCCGTCTCCCGATACTCCTGCGAATGCCTCGGGTTCTACTGTTAGGTCGAATGGTCCGCCATAGCCTTGGGCTTCGAGCTGTGTATCGATGGTGTCTGCAGCGAGTATGACGAGTTCACTTTGTGCTTGGGCGACTAGCTCGTCGAATATCTCACCGTTGGCGGCAAGCCACGCTACGGGGTCGCGAATGCGGTTTCCCCAGAGCGCCTGTACTTGCCGTAGCACTCGCTGGATAATCAACTGGCGGTGTCGCCCGTTGACTTTTGCGGCGGCAGGCACGGCGTCGAGTTGAGCTGTGAGGACAGTGCTCATGGAGTATCACCTGCCTGCTCTGTTTCCGACAGTACTGGCTCTTCTTGGGTGAAAGGCCTATCTAGTGAGTGCAGGAGGGGCTGGCTTTCTTCAGCAAGCCAGGACAGCTCTTGATCTATTCGCTGCTGCGACCAGCCCATCTCAACCATCGTTCCTCTTACAGAGAGCACCGGCTTATTTCCGTTGAGTTTGTTCATCGCGTCGGCCTTTTGCGCCTCGGTTGGTGTTCCCGGATCGTGGTAGAGGACTTGTATTTCTCCGTCTCCCCATTTACGAGTGCGGATCTTCTCTGAGATTCCCAGCGCCCAGGACCAAGCGGTGCCGGCAGAACGATTAAGCCGCTCGATTTGCTTTACCAAGCGCGACTCATCAGCACGGATTGCACCTTCTGCTGCAGGATTAGCTGTGTTTTGCCCCATCATGCGTACTGGCATGCCGGTTACCGTAGAGGCCTGTTCTGCCAGCATTTTGATGATTTCGAGGAATCCTGTGAGGTTTGCTCCCGAAAGCTGCTCAATCTTGGCTTTATCGCTGGCGACGGCCCAGACGGCACCTAGATATGTCTCCCAAGGGTCAACGGGGTTGCCGTCTTCGTCTTCAAAGTCTTTTTTGGTCGCTCCGAGAAGCACTTTCTGGGGAGTTCCGACTGTCTCCATTGCTAACTGGAGTTGTAGCATCACTCGGCCGGCCATATTGACCAAAGGCTTGAGGTCATTAAGCAGTGACTCACCTTCGTTGTAATCATCGCTGGTAGAACGGTTGTACATAACGATGATGGGCACTCGGCCTAAGTTATGGTCAATACGCTGTGTCTGAACCTGTTTTCCGAGCTTTTTGCTCGTCACCAGGGTGTAATTCGGTCGATATAGAACGAATGTTTCTGCCATGCCTGTTGTGTCGTAGAAGACGCGCAGGGCTCCGGTTGTCTCTCGGGTGACTACATCGCGTTCTACGGTCAGGTTCTTTGGAGATTCAACTCTGATGATTGGGATTCCTCCGTGTGGATCTGCTCCCACGGAAATAGCTGCTCTTCCTAGAACGACCATGTCGCGGTTGAACTTAATCTGCTCGGTATCTAGGTCGTTAGCGTCCCAATCTTGGCGTAAGTCCGATTCCTCTGAGTTCTCTCCCTTTCGGAGGATCATGCGCACGTCCTGGCGTTCGACAATCACGTCAGTGTAGGTTCTGCACCAGTTCAGGGGAAAAGCGAACTGCTCGACTTCTGGGGGTACTGCAATTCCGAGGTTTCCGATGTCCTGCATGCCTCGGTAGTAGGCCTCGTTCTGCTTGTCCTTTGTTCGCTGACGAAGAATCTGCAGGTACATGCGAGCAATGGCTTGTTCGTCTTCTTTTGAGATGCTCATTAGCTCCTCCTTCTTCGTCCGAGAACGAGCACAGCGTGCTCAACTGTCTGGTTCCAGCCCGCGGCGCGCGCGTCTCTCGCGGCTTCATGCGCGAGAACAGAGGCCATAGCTGGGTCTATTTTCTGGTGATCGGCTGGCTTGGTAAGGATGTACTGCTGCCCGGGTTTTGCTGCTTTCTTGGCATTTGCCATGGCAAATAGCGTCAGCGGGCAACCATCGTGGCTAATGCGGCCTGCTGCCAGGTCGACTTCAAAGGTTCTTAGCGCGGCAAACATTCGGCGGATGGAGTTCGTGGGCCATTCCACTACGTGTTCATCACCGAAAGCAAGCGCCCAGTCTCCGATTTCCGAGCGCCAATCCTGCGGATCGGCGTACATCCGCTGTACTTGGTAGGTCTGAAATACCTCTTCTACAGCGACGAGTACTTCAGCGCGCGGGACGTGGCCGTTCCATTCCTCTGGATTCCAGATCGTAGGCCGCTTGTCTGGCCCATATCTCGGGGTGAACTGGAATCCATCTGCGGTTTCCGCGCGCAGTGCAGTCCAGTCGTTGGTCTCTGAACCATCGAAGCCAAGACAAATGCGAGTTTCAGGTGGTGGAGGTTGTATCCATTCCATAGTGCCCCTCCCAAAGTCCCATCGGAAGCCAAGTGCCCTTGGCGTAGGTAATGATGTTGCCGAAGAAGCGCATAGCCTGCTCCGGGTCGGTTAGTGATACCTCTGCGGCCTCTGCGAGGATTGAGTCAACATTGACCCACGGAGAACCTTTGTAGACGTATTCGATAATCGCGCGGCGATCGTCCAAGTCCAACCAGTCCAACTCAGCTGGCGGCTTTCGAAAGAAGCGGTAGATATCAGTAATCGGTGATTCAAAAGTCTGCTGCGCTACCGAGTTCTCGGCAGCGTCCCAGGCATTCGACGTTTCAAGTGAGCGCCCGCCCATGCCGGCTAGACCACGACGCTGCGCCGCAGCCACGCTAGCCATACCGTTGCGCTGGTTCCACAACCCCGTCTCGTCCTGGAGGACGAATGTCACTGGGTTGCCAAGACGCGCTCTAGCCGACGCTGTCACGACGTCGATACGGTCGGTGTCTTCTCCGCCGTCTTGTCCAAAAATGCGGACGAAGTCACCGCGGTCGGCCATCAATTCCCTCAAAGGGCCTTGCTGAATCATTGAGCGTAGGTGCCTATAGACGTTGGTCTCTACCTGGTCTTCTGACGTCGCTGTGAGCTGAATCAGCGGCGATGGATGACGCCGCCCCTTCGGCTCACCGGGCAGGTACTCATGGACCCATCCGCAGGAACAGCCCCAATCCTCGCACCGATAAACATCGCCTGCCTTGGCCCACCCGTCAAACTCCGCCGGCCCCACAGCCTGGACACAAACCATCGCAGCCGACCATGGACCCTTACCAGTCTTCTGCGGCGCAATGACTTGACCACGTCGATACTGGAACGCCTGGTTTCCCAATGGTTTGCCCAACCACTCCATCCCGGCGCGAATTCGGCCCAGGTTAGCCGAGGCCCAGAACTGCCAATCGGATTGTACGAATGGCTGGCCGCGTTGGTAGCCGTCTGGGATTCGGCAATGCTGTGTTATCCATGGGTCCCAGAGATCAGCGAGCGTTGGAAAATCGACTAGCCATTGGTCTTTATCCTGCATCTACGGCACGGAGCCTCCGCTTCGGCGTTGAAGTTGGCTGGGTCTGCGGGGACTCCGTCGCCTCCTCCGTCACGGGTTTGGCCTGGATTGTCCAGCCGTTTTCTCGCATTCCTGCTGGCGTAATACCGATGGCGTCGGCCAGGCGCATGACTTGGGTCATGGTTGATGGAGAAGCGTTTTCTTGTTCCGCTTTAACTCTCCAGCGGACATAGTCAGCAATTGTGAGCCATCGCCAAGGTTCATCTATCCAAGCGATTGCCTGCGGGTACGTCCAGATCTTCTTCCAAAGGGAGCGCTCGCGCGTCCAACCTTTCGGCATTGGCCAATCTGGCGGCTTTCCTGTGTATCCCTCGCGTGGAAGCACCCGTAGATGTTCGTTAATTCCTCGAACATCCGAACGCTTACTGTTCGGATCTGGCCTCGGCCCCGATCGCGTTCTTGCCCCTCCGCTAGGCATGGCTTCACCTCCTGACCAGGTTTTTGAACCCTGCGCACACTTTTCTGACCTCACCCACGGCCGGGCGTTTTCGCAGGTCGAGGGGTACCCCCCACCCTTGTATCGAACACGTTTTCTAGATTATCGCGGAGAGCCTTCGCATGGCGACTATTACAGGCCCTACAGAGCACCGCCAGCTGCTGATCAGCGGACCCACCGTATCCGACCGCGTGAACATGCTGCGCGGTTAAATCGGCGGCGTCATGCGGTGGAACTCCATAGCCGGGACACCAATCGCCAAAGCGAGCCCGATGAACAGATACCGCTCGCGCTCTGCGTTGAGCTTCACCCGGCCGCCGCTCCAACACCTTGGTGGCCACGGTCTTCTTTTCCATCGCGTCACGCTCACGCGCATGCACCCTGCAATGGCCTCGATAGACTGCCCGCTCCGGACATCCAGGCTTGGCACAAATTTTTCCCGCTCTTGGCATGTCCACCTCCCGTGGGCATAACAAAAGGCACCCGGACAAGTTAGTCCGAGCGCCTAGCTCTTACGAGCGGCAGCTTATCACAAATGGTGGCCCACTTATTAATTTAAGCGAGCAAGCTCTAAGACAGCTTCCGTCTCGATCAACACCTGACCGTTGGGGGCAACTACGGACGGCAGCCTGCCATCGGCAACAGCACGTTGGATAGTCGACCGAGACATCGGACTGCCGAGCAGGCGACACCACCGCGCCAACTGCCGAGCCGTGCCAAAAGGCGGCGGGTCAATCACATCACCATCAGCCGGCGCCACGACATCCTCAACCATTCGCGCTTGCGCCACCAGCTCTTCGCAGCACAGTGTTCCCCATACAGCAGACTCAATGACCCACAATCGTTCACGCAACCAATCTGCACGGGTAGCCATGAGCTGGCCCCCACTACCGCGGCCCGGAGGCAGACCACTCTCGGGAGACTCGCTCGCCACTTGAGCGCACCATCTTCCCAGCAGCTGCTCGGTCTCCATCTTCAAGTCAACGATCGATACCGACAGCGGAGGCTTAGACCCACGTCGAGCCGGTGGCTTACCAGCATTCTCCCCACTGCTAGCCTGACGCGGAACCAACAACGCATCCAGCCCTTGAGCATGCATCGCTAACCTCACCAGCTCACGAGCTGTAGATTCCAAGAGATATTGCTCCACCATTACCTGCTTCTCCCCGCTCTCCTACCTCTCCTTCGACGCATTCCTTTACGCCCAGATGTTGCAGCACCAGGAGATAGACCAGTCCCGTCCACACCAGACCCGACCCGTCCCGTCCCGGACAGTCCGGACCTGTCAGCTTGACGGTCTGGATCCGGTTTGGATTTTGTATCGGGTTTTACCGTTTCGTTACATTTGCCGTTCGATCTGTCAGTCCGTGATTTCTGCGGGCGTTGTCCTGGCTCTGGGTTCAGAGCTTCTGGCGCACTCCGCGCATCTGCTGGGCGTGCTGCCTGCTCGGTACTCGCCTGCGCACTCTGGCCATTAACTGACGGTGCTGCATGACGTACACCTTGCGGCGCACTCTGCTCCTGAGACGCGGGTGCTGCCTGCTGCTTTGAGCCATTAGCCGGCGTTGTACTGTCGGGCGCACTCTGCTCCTGGACGGAGGGTGCTGCCGCATGTTCGCCGCTTTCTTCCGCAGGGTTCATTAACCAATCCGGCGGCATCGTGCCGTTGGCATCTGGGCCTAGCGCACTCAGCGCATCTGCTGGGCGTGCTGCCTGCTCGGTACTCGCCTGCGCACTCTGGCCATTAACTGACGGTGCTGCATGACGTACACCTTGCGGCGCACTCTGCTCCTGAGACGCGGGTGCTGCCTGGCTGAATTCAAGGCGCGTCTGTCGCGGAGTGAGAACTATCCTGTTGGACTTGGCATAGTCTGAATTATTTACATAGGCAATCGTGCTATCCGAATAGTAAACCTCTTTCTTTTCCGGAGCCTTTCGGAGAGTCATCTCCTGGCCCTCGATCTCGCGCTTGGTATTACATCCGCGGCATGCAACCACCAGCGTTTCGAGAGTTGAATTCTTATGACCGGTAAGCGAATCAATAACGCCACCGCGGCTTGACTTGTGGTCAGCGAAGTTAACCGTCTTTCCACACCAACGGCATACGTCACCGTCACGAATCCTCACGGGGATGACTAAGTCTGGTCGCCGCGAGTCACGCTTTCTGGCGCGGTCTAGTTCGACCTCTTCCCCCAACCTCATGTGAAGCAAGTCTTCGGCGTCGACGATCTTGTATGCCGCGCGGCCGTCAACCTCTACAGGCTCCATCAATCCAGATGCAATCAGAATCGCGGCCAGGTCCTCTGATCTCCCTGGGGCGACAGTTTCTGCAAGACCACGGCTCACGATGTAGTCAGATAGGTGGGCTGCGGAGACGGTTGCTGCCATGACGAGGAATCCCCAGCATTCGAGTTGTAGCTGGCGGTTGCCATCGCAGACTTCGAGCAGACGGAATACGAGCGGATGGGTAGAGCTCGTGTCTCCTACTCTTAGCCAAGGCATGGCAGTTCCTCTTTCTTGGTTGGTTAGTTCTAAGCAGCGTTAGTTGATTCAATGCGTCTCTCCACCGTTCGGGGCGTAATCTTCAGCGAACGCGCAATTAGTGCTATCGCCTGCTTCGGCTCGTAGCCGATCGAGCAGAAGAAGTCATACTCCTCATTCGTGTACTTGACCTCTTTGAGGTACTCGACTTTCGCTGTTGACCTCTTGCAGTGAGAACAGCTGCCTGTTTGGGGCCGCATCTTTCCGCAGTCTGCGCACTTCCATTTTTGTTGTTGATTATCCATTTCAATCCAGCTGCACTTTCATTTATGCCTAAGAAGGCAAGAGCCGATTCATGATCGCGACGTCTTGGTCATCACAGCGCAGCCAGCGTGATCCGTTGAGAAACCACCAGCTTTCCAAATCGATCTCACTACTGCTTCTAACAACAAGTTGCGGCAATCCCCCGCATACGCGAGCCAGAAACGGAGTTCCGGCCGGAGCATGTAACGGGTTGTACTCTGCAGATACTTGAGCAGTTTCTCCCATTTCCTAGGCCCCCTTTTCCAACAGCGCGAGAAGGCGGAAGAACTCAAAATAAATAGAGCCCGGCTGCGCGAGTTGTCCATTAGGTAGATAAACATTTGCCATCATGGCTAGTCCTCTTTCTTGGATGTAGTGGTGATTCGTACGGGAATCAATGTGTAGTTCCTATGCATTAGCGGGTAACAGTCTCGGCAAAGTCCCTCGCCTTGGTGCTGCACGCAATTCGGATCCTGATTTCGCCGTTTCGGTAAATGCGGGCGCAGCGGCCGCGAGCAGCCACGACATGTCTCCTGGTAGTTCTCAAAACTGTGAGGAATAACGTCGCTATAGCGAGCTGCCACTACACCGCTGACATGCTTGCCTTCGCATTCCATGTCAGTGAGGTATTGCTCGCATTCTTGAAGCAGTGGGCATCGAAGGCACAGAAGTCGAGCTTCGCTTTGCCGGCGCTTTACTTCCTCGGGCTTTTCTTTCCCGACCTGGGAATCCCATGGAGAAACCTTGAGCTTTCTATATCGGGTGAGCATACAGATACCGCTAGGAAAGAAGTCGGTCACGAAATCCCCTCCGTAGGAGAAGCTTTCGCTACTTTTACTCCTGGTCTTGCATCTCCACCGTTAAAGCTAATCTCCGTTGGTACAGCCAGCTGTTCGGCTGCATTCTTATCCGTCTCGAGCTTTGCTTCTCCGCTCGCAGTCACGGTCATCGACCAATTGATCCCATGCGCGAGAATTCGTCCCGCTCCCTCATTTAAGTCTCCCACCTGCGTAATGCGCGCTCGCCCACCAAAGGAACGATGGACTTTTACGATTGCGTCTAGCTGTGGGTACAGAGGTAAGACTGGCCGCGTGCCCAATTCCGTAGCATCGTCCTTTGCGGTGTCGACAGCACGAACGGCGTCGCCCAACGGGGTCTTATCTAGCAGTCGTGGAAAAGAACTGTTGTGTGGGTGAAAGCCCATCCCAAAACCTGATTCATCAGTGACCCGGATTGCATCTTCCGAAACGTTAATGCCGACTCGTACTTCTTCTCCCGCTTCAACTTTCGCAAACGGCATGTGGACGAGCGCGTCGACTTCAGTCTTAGGGAATTCGACCAGCTCATCTCTGTCAGCTACAACGCCGAGGATCTCGGCGTCCAGGCGCACGTAAAAGGTTGCGCGCGGGTTCATCGCTGAGATAATCACCTGCCCTGCTGATTCGTCGAATCGCAACTGAATAACGTCGTAAGGCGCTTCCTTGCCAGCTACGGTTTTAGCTGCCTTAAGCGCTGCCTTCCACAAAGTGCATTCAACGATTGCTTTAGAGGTGACCGGCATCTTGTCCGCTGCTCTCGTGGCCATTGCTTCCTCCTTTCTCTAGTAACGCGAGCTGTCCGGGGACGATCTCAACCTGGCTAGTTGGTCGCGCTAAGTACTTGTAAATCTGGATGCGCCTCTTCGATGGAAGCCGGTTCCACCAGGCTTCTGCGTCTTCTTCATCCATTTCGCTGTCGGCTTTCCTTGAGGCGGGTCTTCATTCGCTGAATAATCTCGACGGGGACCTCTTCCTTTGGTCGGCGCGCGGAGCACTTAGCAGCGTGTGCAATCCACAGCAGCTGGCCCCCGTGTGCCATCTCATGGGCATCTTCAACACTCAACGTCAGCCCCACTGTGTACCGGCGGTATTCCCCGCCTGCCGTATCTGCCGGCAACCATCGCTTTTCGAGCGCAATATTTCCAGCTGGATCTGGTGAAGGTTCAAGAGCAAGATGCTTACCTGTAGGAGTTCTCACCCATTTGATCGGATCTCGACAAAATTGGCAGTACTGGCTATTCATCGGCTTCCCAGCCTTCTTCACTCGCGACATCTTCAAGCCAGTTCGCAATCCCTAATAGGAGTGATGCCTTGAGGCTTTGGTCTGGAAGAGCATCAAGGTCGCGGCCCCAGAGATACAAGTCGTAGACCTGGACGAAGCTCTCGCCTTTGTAAACGAGCATTGGGGTTTCTTGCATCAGCTTGGTAAGCAAAAGTGTCCCAATGAAGTCGAAAACGTCGCTGGTCTTGACGTAAAGATGCCCAGAATATCGACAGACCTTGAATATCCGATTAGTGGATGCTTGCTCTATCTGCGTAGTCCACATAGCTAAAAAGCCTCATTATCGTAGGAAAAAGCCTGGATTAGCTTCACTTGCTGATTCCAGTCACCGATTATTTCGTTGACTGCATAAGAGATGACAGCCCGTAGATACGGTGTGGCTTCATTGAAGATGAGCTCGGTCTGCCCCCACTTGATTCCCTCGCTTTCTAAGGCGCAAGTTAACTCGTGGACAGTTGTCTCAACCTGGTCGTTAACCAGTTGTTCGAGTTTTTCCGAGCACTGCTTTTCTTTTCCATCGGAAGAAAGAATTACCGGGTGGATCATCGCGCGCCCTTCCTAAGGTTTCCGTCGTTTTGATACAGCTTCATGCGGCTAATCTGCAGCTCTCGAAGCTGTTCTTCGAACTTTGTTAGGTCATGGTCCATGTAACGGTTGGCCCGCTTAAGGTCGTGCACCTCGATGAACAGGGACGCGGTATAAATACCCAGTACTACTACGCCAATGGCTACAAGCAATATTGCGGTGGATAGCATTTACTCTTCCTTTGCTTTATCAATTTCTTTTAACGCCGCTCGCAGTGAGCGCGCTGCTTTTTCTGGCTCTTCGTAGAGCGTTTGAATAGCTCGATCTATCAACACACGGATGTTCTTGGATGGAGCAGAGGTGATGACCTTAGAAGACTTTTGGGGTTTCCTCTCTTCCGCTGCGCGCCGCTTACGCTCTTCTTTGAGCTTGGCGTTCTCTTCTTTCACCTCGGCGAGGGCTGCATGATTTGAGCGCAGCAGTCCAGTCGTTTCCTCAAGCTCACGCTTCTTCTGTCTGACTTCTTCTAGCGCGTCATCAAGTTTCTCCTGGCTCTCTGCGTATCGGGCAGTAGCTTCATCCAGTTGGACATTCCACTTGTTCTTCTGTTCCTGCACCTGGTCCTGTACTTCTTTTCGTGCCGCCTCTATGGCTTCTTCATTGTTTGCTTTTAGCTGTTCTGCCTCGACAAACAAGCGGCCGATGACCTCCAAAAGGGCGGAATCATTCTTGGCAGTCATCAAAACATCACCACCCCAGCAGCAAGGACGATGAGAATGAAAAGCGCGAAGATGAGATAGACGGTCAGTTTTATGCTTGGAGACTCCGCTGTTCGCTCGTCTGCCCTGAGTGCGCAATGTTCGAGGTCTTCACGGTGGTCAACGTCCGTGTCTTCCCCTTCATCAAGAGCGTCTGCGATATCAGCAAGGCACAAAACTCCTTGCCGGATCATCTCTGGTGCGGGGAGTTCTGAAGCAGATTTACTTCCCGCGATTTGCAGACCATTGTCTGTTACGGCCATCAGAAGAACTGGCTTCCCATATCCACGTGTAAGCAATCGGTGAGTCTTCTGTACCTGCACTGCCACCGGCAGTTCTCCGAGTAGGGGGCCTAGCACACGACTAAAGTCGATATTCATTAGATGCCTTTACTTGTTGAAATTTGGTGATGATTTCCTGGCCCAGATCACTGCTTGGATCGAGGTCGAAATAGGAAGAGCCATTCGTTCCATGTGCAGGATGAATCCTCCACTGCCTGTTGTGGCCTTCAACGGGGATCAGTATTTTCCACGTCCGTCCGTTAGCCGCGACCTTTCCCGCTACCTCGTACGCTGGTCCCAAATTCTTCGTGAGAGTTACGACAACCATTAGGCTGCGGCTTCCTCAACCAGGCGTCGAAGCTCAGACGATGGGATTAGCCACGGACTATTCCTCTTAGGGTTCAGCTTCCGAGCTCGAATCTCTTTACGGAGAATCATCGTTTTTACTTGCTTCTTCGACAGGCCCGATTGAGCTGCAAATTCATTTAGTCGAATGAAGCTAGGGACTGTATTGTTGGTGTCAGGCGTGCGGCGCATCGCGCGCCTCCTTTCGTTTTTCTTGCGTTTGCTCGGATATCCCCTGTCCCAGCAACAACGGTGTGGTTGACTCACATTCGGGGACGCTTCCCCGGAAAGTGAGGTGTTAGTAATGACAAAGAATGTTGGTTCTTCTAACTACGAATTCAGCTTTGAAGACGTCGAATGGCGACTACGTGAAGCTGGCCTTTCAACTACTCCCGAGTTAATGAGTGAGCTCGCAGATTTGGTCAATGCTTTACCTTCGGGTTCCGTCCCGATTGAAGAAGCGGTTGCGGAATATTCGAAGTTTTCGAAACAGGCAGCAGCTTCCATTGCCTCGAAAATGGCCGTCTTGGAAAGTCGCCTCATGCGACTTGAGAGAGGCAACGAGTTCTAATATTTCCTGCTTGGTAAAGCACTTATTATCCGGCATATTCACGGTTACTCTCGGCGTTTCATCACCGGGAGTTTCCGCAAATGCTCCATCGCCGGTGTCTTTCACTTTTGGTTCCACAGCGTTTCTCCTTTCTGTGTTGTTGCCTGTGCCCTAACCCCTGGGGTGCGGGCTTGATTGGTTTCCAAACGCGTCCGTCTGGCGCGCTTTACACTTGCGATTTATGAATGACAATTTCCGGCTGCTCATAGCTCGACTTGAGCGAGCCGCCGTAGTGCGAGAAGAAATGTGGCGGGTAGCAGCCAAACACATACAGGCCCATCCGATTCAGCGCCGGATCGAACACGACGGACACCGGTACGCCATGTACCTGCACGCACCCCAGCCATTCCCAGCCGACCTCTCGGTGCTCTTTGGCGAATGGCTGTACCTCCTGCGCTCGGCCCTCGACGGATTGATGTACGAGATCGTCGTCCACGACACCCAGCTCGACCCGCCGAAGAACGCGAACCGCATCTACTACCCCACCTTCGCCACCGCCGGCGGCTTCACCAGCAAGTTCAAAATGCAGGGGCTCAGCAATGGGACGCGCAAGCGCATCGAAGCAACACAGCCCTACCACTCGACGGGAGGCCATACCGGAAGCGCCCTGTGGTGGATTAACGAGCTTGCCCGCCTCGACCGACATCGGCGAGGCCACAGCCTCGTCTGGCGCATAGTCGAGATACACATTGAGCTTCCGTCCGGGGTCTTCGACGCCGAAGGAGTACGAATATGCGACCAACTCAACGCGTTCATTCGGCACGATAAGGAGCTGGAAGTCGCGGTCATGGTCACCAAACCTGGAGCCATACCCAACCCGAACGACGGAATAGACATGCGCTGGGACGTCCAGTTCGATGTACCCGAATGGGTTAACAAAGTCCCCCGCTCCTACGGTGTGTGGGGCATCGAGGAGCGGATGCAGAACGCAGAGATCGTCGTCCACGAAACCATTAAGATGTTCGATGCCTTCTTCCGCCGTGGGTAACTGCTCACGCAGATAATGCGGTCCCGAAAGCACGGCCATCATCTCCGCACGCTGTCGACTACCCATCGCAGCTAAGTCGATGTATCTCATATCGTGGACCCTCCTTTCATTGTTATGCCCGTGCCCTATCCCCTGGGACACGGGCGCTTTGCTTTCCGATGCCCCGGGGCGCCGTGGTGACGTGGGGCCGGTAGGGTCCTACTCAGGGACACTTCCCGGGAAAGAGGGTGATTGATTGTGGTGTTTCGGTTGCATTACATGGGCAAGGACTTTGCTTGCGACGATGACACCTGCAACCTTGAGGTAGTCAAGGAGTTGCGGGCGGGCCGTTTCCCGGGCCCGGCAGTTATGAAAGTGAATGGTCACAACGCTTTGTTCAACTTCTCCGCAGGCGTCGGCTTCTTCTTCGCGGATCCGCCTGACGTTTAGCTCTGGAAAGAGCCGATCGAATTCCCCTGGCGTTGCCCCGCCGGGGGATTCTTCACGATTACTGTCCATCTCCTTGTCCTTCCTGTTTTGCTTTCCGATACCCGGCGCGCCTAGGCGGCTGTAGTCCGCAGCATTCGAGCGCGGTGCACTCGCACTTCTTCCTCAGTGACGTCGAAGGCGTCCTGAAATGAAACCGCGATCTTGGCTAGTACCGCCCCAATAAAGCGTGGGCTTGCCTCCGCTTTCATGTTGATCTGACGACTCACTGTTGACGGGTCAACTCCAAGAGTTCTGGCGAAGTTTGAGGCACCTCCGCATTCGCGGATCTGCGCTTCGAGCCACTCCTGGTTGACCCTTACTGTGTTTATGGTTTGCACTGTTCACCTCCTAAAATGTGCCACAACAATCTATGGTTGTTTGGACACACCTCAACTTACATCAATGAAAGTTTGTGCGCAACCTCAAATTGTAGTGTCACACCACTTGCATAATTGCGCGTGCGCAATTATGGTTGTTCCTATGAAAGAAACACGCTGGTGGACGTACGTAGCGCATCTGATCGGTCCCGACTCTTTCAAGGACGCGGCAGAGAGAGCGCAATTCGACAAGTCTGCGTTTTCACGTTGGAAGAAGGGCGCCAAAGCTGACCCCGAGTTCGCAGTCAAGCTCGCCCGCGCCTACGGAGCTAATGTCCTCGAAGCCCTCGTTGAGTCAGGTCTTATCTCGCAGGAAGAAGCGGATCTTCGAGAGGTACGCATGGGCGGCGTGAAGCTCACAGATGCCTCCCCGCGACAGCTCGCGGAAGAATTCCTACGGCGAATGAATGATGCAGAAAGCCAACTGCTCGAAAGCAACGATGCTGTGCCCAGGGCATCGGTAAGCTCATTGCACGACCGGGACGAGCTCGTCGAGCGCATCAATGCCGGCTTAGAGCCAGTGGCCGCGCAAGAGGCCACCGAACCCCTCGAAGAAAACCAGCCTTAACCCAAGGAGTTCCCCATGAGCTTTGTTGAAGATCGTCTGCATGCGCTGCTCGATGAGCAGGGCGTCGAGCTGGTAGAAACCGGCAGGCTCGACGCTCGATATAACGCATGCTTCCATGCCGGTTCACGCACGATCGTGGTCCGCGGCGGCCTGGACCCCGTCACACGCGCATGCGCCATCGCCCATGAGCTTGGCCACGCAGCCCACGGTGACAGCTGCTCGTCGCCACGCGCCGAGCGCCTCGCCGATGAGTGGGCCGCGCAGCGCCTCGTTGATGGCGACCGCATTGAAGACATCGCTACTGACTGCGGTGGCGCTCCCTCAGCCATCGCCGCGGAGCTCGGCGTCACGCCACACCTGCTCGAGGTGTGGATGCGACTGCTCGAAGCCGGGCGCGTGACGACCATGAGCTGTGCTATCTACTAACTTCTCTTATCTCCAGAAAGGAAACCCCCATGACCTCCAACCGCCTCCTCATGGCCACCGCACTGCTAACCGCATCGCTACTTACTGCTTGCGGAACAACCGATTCCTACGAGCAAAGCCCCTCTGACTCCGCCGTAGAGCAGGAAAGCAGCACCGGAGAGCTCCACAAGATGGGCGAAGCAATCGACGCTCCTGGTGCAACTGTCACCCTGCAAAAGGTCACCGAGTCTGATTCTCTTGAGGTCTACGCCGACAACTACAAGCGCGGCACAATGCCAAACGAGACTCTCACTCCCGAGAACCAGGGCGCGAAGTACGTATCCGTTGAGACCACGGTGAAAAACACCAGCAAGAAATCGATGGACCTTACCTGTGGTTTCGGCTTACAGGCCACTCTCTTCAACAAAGACGAGCAGGCATACGACCCAATTGATTCGCTTTACCGCGTGCTGGATAATCCCGAATGCAATGAGAGCCTGAACCCTGGCTTTGAAAAGACAATGACCTGGGTCTACGAAGTCCCCGCCGACATGCAGCCCTACGCGTTCGGTGTCGCCGAACCAACTGAACATTTCGGTGATTACACCTACTTCGACGCTTCGCAGGTGGGATAAATACGCCCTCAAGCCTAAAAATTTCCTGGCCTAAAACCTGGACTCTAAAGGCAAAAGTAAAGCCCCTTTCCCGGCAAGTTTGGCGACACGACGGGAAAGAGGCCCGAGACAGGTGAACTCTTTCAAATAGTGCAAGGGTTCGCCCTGACAAGGAAGAAGTCTACCAATGACTGTTCACGATCTCTGGTTCAAGCGTGACGGCGAGCCCAGCTCACGCAATGGCATCGGCAAACGCTGGCAAGTGCGCTGGATCGACCTCGACGGACACCGCACAAGCCAGACCTTCGACACCAAGGAAGAAGCCGAATACTTCGACGCCAACGTTAAGGTCCAAAAGCACGACGGCACGCTTATCAGTGCCGATAAGAAGGACGTACGGCTCGAGGAAATCTGGCCGGCGTGGCTCGACTCCAAGGCCGGCATCTCCGAGAAAACGCACAAGGACTACATCTCGAAGTGGAATGTCCACATCCGCCCGATGTGGGGCCGGCGAAAGGTCGCCGACATCCAGGACCACCAAGTATCCGCATGGATCGCCGGGCTCACGACGATGAAGGGCGTGCCCGACGGCCAGGAGCCGCGGCCCGTTAGCGGCTCCCAGAAGAAGAAGATCGCCGACATGATGTCGGGCCTCCTCGCGCGCGCAGTCAAAATGCGCGTCATCCCCAACAGTCCGCTCGATGGCATGGCCAAGCCGCGCGTGAAACCCGGCGAGCGCCGCTACCTCACGGTCCAGGAACTCGACGAGCTCCTCGCGGCCGCAAAGACGCCACAAGTGAAGCTCATGCTGGAAGTCCTGCTCAAAACAGGGCTACGTGTCGGCGAGGCCAAGGGCCTCAAGGTCAAGGACCTAGACGTCGACCGCCGGCGCATCGCCGTGCGCCGCGACGTCGACGACCTCGGCCACATCGACGAGACAAAGAGCCGGCACCACCGAGACGTCCCGCTATCCCAGCTCATGACCCTCGTCCTCGAAGAAGCCACCCAAGACAAAGCACCCGAAGCCTGGCTCCTCCCCGACGAATGCGGCCACGTCTGGACGACCGCGCGCTGGCGGCCTATCTGGGAAAACCTTCTCGTCGATGCGGGACTCGAGGCCACGCTGCACACCCATGAACTGCGCCACACCGCCGTCTCGATGGCTATTGCCGGCGGAGCCGACGTCTACGTCGTCCAGCGTATGTGTGGCCACGCTTCGGCTACGACCACTCTTAACACCTACGGGCACCTGTGGGATGCTGGTCTCGACCGGGCCGCCGAAGCCATCGAAGCCCACCTCGCTGCTGAGCGCAAGCGCATCGACTCTAAACAAGCCCGGCGCGCCCAGCGTGGGCGGGAGAATGGTCGAGGTCATCTACGGCTCGTGCAGTAACCGAGGTGATCAATATGCACGAAAGCGCCCCACCCAGTACGACTTGGGTGGGGCGCTTTCCTCTATCTCTCAAAAGGTGCCCGGCACGCAATCGCTGGCTACTAGCCGGACACGATAGAGGTTACTCAGGGCTCGGACACGGTCGGGGCGTGCGGGATGCACGAGATTACTTGCGCTCAGTTCACTTCATCACCCGTGTTTTTCTGATCAGCGATAGATCCGCTATCAGGGAAAAGGTACTTGGCGAGGATTATTGACATAGCGATCAGCTCAGCGACAACGCTTGTAAAGAAGGCAGGCGCGATAATATTCATGTCGCTCGATCCGGATTTGCAAACCAAGACGATGAAGCCGATTGAGCCGAGGACCACAGGAATTGAAGCCACGGCTATCGTGAATATCAGGAATATTCCTCTTTGCTTATTCGCCTGCTCGATGCGGTCATTGGCTAGGCGCCGAGATCGTACAACTTCACTCTCGAGTTGTTTCGCACTGTCGGTAACGTCAGGATCGCTCTCCTTTGGTTCCACCGGCGATGGATACCACATAGGAGACGTACCATTTCGGAAGAATTCTTCGAGGAAGTCTTCATCTGCAGGGGCGACTCCGTCATAGGGGTCTTCTGGCTGTTCCATCGGTGAAGGAAACTCATCAGACATTATTAGCTGCCTCAGTGCTGGGCGGGTTCTTAGCAAGCCGAGCAAGGCGACGCTTGACCGCCGGAACGCTTACGCCAAAGTCAACAGCAGCTTTATATTCTCCGTGCTGGCGCACAGTGCGGATAAGCAGGCCAGCGGGCATAAGGAGCTCACCGGCGAACTCATCTGCAAAGAACTCGTGGAGGTCATACCTCTCTGACGCGCGATAGTCGACGAACGAATAGTTGTTGTCCCCGGCGACGGATTCCCGTTCGATCAAATGACCGATCTCGTGAGCCAAGGTAAAACGCTGGCGCGCCGTAGTGTGATCTGCGTTGATATAGATACGTGGATCCTGTCCCGGCTCCTTGATGATGAAGCCGGAAAGGTCTTCGCGGAGACGGGCGAATTCAACGGAGGCGTTCCAACGCTCGGCAATTTCGACCAATCCAGCGAGCCCCGGTCCCACGGGGCCGGCAGCGCGAACCTCGCGGGCTTTGCGGCGTGCAATCTGCCATTTGAGATCAGTCAT